ACTGAAGAAGTGTTTTAATATAAATTCATTCTTTTTAAAATCAACACTTGTATTTAAGTCTTCAAACATATCCAAGAAATTACTAACATCATCATATAAATCTTTACTTCTATATTGAGAGGCGTTAATAAAGTGTCCTAAAGCTAAACAGTAATAACCACAGGCATTATTCATAAGACTTTGAATATCTTTATCAGTATGAGGAAGCCCTTGTTTTCCTGTTGTTTGTTCTACTACCTTTTTAATATTCTCACTTGGAGGTGCTCCATAAGGGTCAAAATAAATAGATTCAATTTTATTATTAGGATATTTATTTATCTGTAAAAAAGTCCAGTGTGTTCCGTCGTTTGGTTCTCCGTTTTCATCAATACTATTTTCTAAGTTAATAATATAAGATTTATTAAATTGTAGTGGTGCTTTTAATTCGTCCTTGAATTTTACTGACGCTAAAGGTATTTTCATACGTCTTGATAAATCAACAATTTGTATATCTGTTAAACTCATTATATAATATTATATATATACTTTCTTTTAAATAAAAATATTAGGTATAACGCTCAAGCATAAAGTCCTCGTCCTGCATAAAGTCCACCACCTGTAAAAAAGTGTTGTTGATATTGAGGTGGGAGAAAGTGTTGCATTTGATAGTTAGAACTTAAAGGTTGTGACATTAAAGCGGGTGGATGACTGTATCCCATCAATTCACCTCTACCTCCAATATTTGTATGCATACCGTTTCCTCTACTTCTTGGTGCTAATGCTTCTTGCATATAGTGTAAATAAGGTTCAGATGCTCTTCTTGCGTGAACTCCTGCTTGTTCCATCAAGTCTAAAGCGTGGTCAGCGTGGGCTTGACTTAATCCGGCGTGTCTCATAGCTTGATAACCTGTTAGACCAGAACCTCTTGGGATTACCTTCAACATAGCTGGACCAACAACTTCAGTACCTAACTCAAAACCTAATTTAGCGGGATTGACTCCGATTGTACGTTCAAAAGGAGAACCAATTTTTTCCATTCCTCCTTGTATTTTCATCATATTTTCATAAGTACCGCATCCTCTTAATCTTCCTCCCATTAATCTGTCAATTCCTTTATCAACAAGTTTATCTATAATTTGAGGTGCATATCTTTCACCAATTTTTTGTAAATTTGAAACTGGTTGTGATAATTTGCCTCCGCTCAAATATCTATCTAATTGTTTTTCTCCTAATTTTGTACCAATTTCAACAACTTTATCTATAATTTTATCTTGATTTATTTTACCACCTTTTGGTTTAAATAATCCTCTACCCTCGTGAAAAGGTACTTCAGAAAATAGATTTGTTTTATCACCTCTTATTTGTGAGTGTTGCTCTGGTGATAAATAACTATATTGTTTATTAGCTTGTATTTCTTCAGGAGATAAAGATACTTGTGCTCCTTTACTTTTTGCGAAAGCTCTACTTACAATATGATAAGTATTAGGATGAACAATTAAATTACAACCTTCTCCTTCGGCTTTTGATATTCTTACTTTATGTCCATTTCTTAATTTACTTAATTGAAGTGGACTAGCTTTTATTTTGATATGATGCATATTATTATAATATATAATAATATGTATTTTTTAAATAGAAATAATATCTTTATGGTTTAATTCAATCTTAATAATTTCGTTGCTTCTCTTTGTTTACGGGAATCTTTAAGTAATATTGTATTAATAAAATTATAGAAAATAAAAATCTATTAAACTCTCGCTCCCGTAAGCACATCGATACTAATCTCGCAACCATATTCAACAAAACTAATGATGTCAATAGCTTTAGCTGAAAGATTTTGACCTAAGATTTGAATAGATTTAGGAACAGATAAATCAACAGGAAGCATTCGTTCAACGTTAACGTAATAGTAACAGTATTCCATATCAAAGCCGTTTCTATCAATAAGACCTGAAGTAAGACCGTCAGTAAGACCTCCGTTAACGGCGTTTTGACCGTATAGTTGATTGTTGAATTGTTCGAAGCTGTATTTCTCCATATTATAAATTGCATTCTGTCCAGATACTTGGATATTGAAATTACTAATAGGGATTAAAGGTGAAGTTGGACCAGTACCAGCGGGGTCAAAAGGTGATTGCCAAACTGGAACACCTCCTATAAATCCAGTATTTGAATTGAGGGTGTTAGCACCGATAGGTCCGGTTGATGTATTAGCCCCACCTGTTGCAGAATAAAAAGGAAGTAATAAAACAGATTTAATATTAGCAATACCGTTGGTAAGTAAGTTGTTGAAGTTTTGACCAGACCCGATATTTAATACTTGATATTGGTATATATCAGAATATTTAATTTGTTTTACAGGACTAGAAAGATAAGCTTGTTCAAAAACTGGATTGAAGGTATAAGCTGGGATATATAAATTAATAGATTTAGATAGAGGTGCTTCAACGTATCCTGTTAAAGCTTTGAGAGTTGAATCTAAACAAACAGAACCTACACTTAAATTTACTCTATATTCTTGGTCGAGATAAAGTGCACCGGCGCCCGCACCTGTTGCACCTGTAACAAAAAGATTAACTCCTCCGTTATTTGGTTTTCCTGATGCAATCATAATTGGATTAACACCTCCAAGGGGGTTATTTACAGTTTTAGCATTAAGAGAACTTGGAATAAAAGTAATAGCACCGGACCCAGCGCCAACAGAATAAGCTTGAGCTACAAAAGAAGTAGTAGTATTATTTAAATTGAGAGTCATTTTCATAAATACACCTTTTAATAAAGGACACATATTGAAGAATGAGTGAATATGTTTAAGATATACAGTAGCTACGACAGCAGTTTGAACAATTGCTGAATTTGATGCAGTTTGAATTTGTTTATTATAAATATAAGATTTCCAAATTTGATTAAAGGTTGAAGTTAAGCCGGTTGTTGCTGATGCACCTGTAAATAATAAATTTCCATAAGTATCTCCACTAGCCCCTGTAGTTGTTCCAATATTTGAGAGGGAGTCAAAGAAAATATTTTTTTGTCTTTGTAAAAATCCTTCATTACCTAATCCTGAACTAAAAGTATTAAATTTAGTTAAATTATTTGAAGCGGTAGTAGTATCAATAAAATTAGTATTATTACATACACCATTACCAGATGCTAAATTACTAGCAGTTGCTGTTACAGCTTTTGGTTGATTAAATTGGAAAGCTAAAGGGTCGTCTGGATAAAATCCGATAGTAGCACCTTGAGTAATAATATCACCATAGCTAAAACTTGTCATAAGTTTGAAACTATTCCACATATTAACGTAAGGTGTTTGTTGAATAATAGTTGTACCGTTGTAATCAACAGTAAAAGAGTGGATAATTTGACCAAACCAATTTTTAAGACCAACGGCAGAATCAAGTGCTTTGGCGTCTGTTGTTGGGTCAATAACAGATATAGCTGTTGGTATAGTTCCAGCACTACCAGCGTTTAAAGTTGGTGTTCCAATAGTTGCTAAAGTAATAATAAAAGGAATTGAAAAATAAGCTTCTCTGTAACTCATATATTTATTACTGTTTGATAATTGAGAAGTATCTATAACAGATTGATTATTATTATAATTTTGATTTTGATTGTCTAAGATATTAATCCAATCTTTTCTCACGAAGACATTAGGAGAGCCTTCAATTTCTTGTGATAAGTCGAATACTAATTTGTCGCACATATTTATATACTGTAATATAGTGATTATATTTTTAAATAGTAATAGTATTTATTAATAGATTAAAAAGACATAGTAATATTTTTACGTTTACCAGCTTTATCAAGATTTAATTTTGATAGTTTAGAACTAATTTTATGAATACCTTGACCTGAATCTGATTGTCCTCCTCTACTTGGGTTTTGTCCAGTTTGTTTTATATAATCATCAATATCCATATAAGAAGAAGCTGAACCAGGTCCGCCTTTACTTAATAAAACTGAACCCATACCACAGCCTACGCCGTTACCTAGTTTAGTTTGTGTTCCTTTTTGATGAGGTATAACTACCGCATTAGAAAAAGGTAGTCGTGCGTGTCTTGTTATATTATGAACCATATTATTTATATACTTTAATATACATAATATGTTTTTAAATTGCGAATAGAAATTTTAAAGGATTAACGTTAGTTATATCTTTTTAAATTGCGAATAGAAATTTTAAAGGATTAACGTTAGTTATATCTTTTTAAATTGCGAATAGAAATTTTAAATATCAGCAACGTATTTCTCTTTTGCAATTATATTTCTATATTTGAGAACGTTCTTTATCAAATTATCAACAACAATTAATTTACTACTTATTATTCTTTCTTTTTTTACACTATCGTCTGCTATTTTTGTATATACTGTTTTTAATTCATTCAATAAAGTAGTCTTTTCTAAAACTAAATCATCAAATAATTTATTTGTCATATTTTCGTCTAACATATTTTATATTAATATATATAGTTTATTGTTTAAGTTATTTTCTGAAGCTTTCACCCTTTATGGGGGATTCTGAAGGTAAGTTTACTTACCGAAAGATTCCTCTTTATCTTTTATAGTTAATAATATAGTCATATTAGGGTCGTTAATTTTAAGGGGATTTAAATCTGTTCCTAATAAAGTTAGTCTAAGTTCATTATAAGTTCCGTCAATTAATTTATTCCACATAAAATTAGGTGGTCGTTCGTTTATTTGTTCTCCTACTTTTACGTTAGGATTGAGTGAATATATAATACTACTAGGTTGAGAGTAAGGATTATTAATATTTGATAAACTAAACAATACGTTATTATTAGGTTGAACTTGAGGGGCTAAATTTGATAAATAACTTAAAGTTCCTGCTGTTGATTTACTTACATAATTATTTGCCGAACTTCCTGCTGGTGGTGAATAACCGTTTCCTGAATTTTGATTAGATTGAAAGCCTGCGGAGTAACCAACAATAACATTAAAATTAGAAGGAAAAGTTACTTGTGTATTTTGTGTAGTTGTTGGCCATCCTGGGAAGTTTGAAGGAATAGTAAAACCTGATGGTACTGAAGTAGGTATTAAATAAGTATTTAACTGTATTGCGTATCTATTAGGATTAACCGTTAATTCAAAAGGATAAACATAATTACCGTTTGTTGAATTAATCCAATAAGTTCCGTTTTGAATACTTGTATATTGAATTAAATTATTGAGTTCGTCTATTTCATATAAGCCATCTGGAACTGTTATGGTGTAAGTTGTTGTTGTTGCTCCAGCTGTCCAAGTATAAGTAAAAGTATTATTTTGGTATACTGATGCAATATTAAACCAACTATAATACATACTGATTGAAGATACTGCTATATATTTATCAGTTAAGTTTACTGAATTTGGAAATTTAAAAACTAGTTTATTATTTTGTCCGTCTTGGACAATATTATTCTGATTAAGGACTAATACAAACATTATATAATTTAATATTGTCAATATATATTTATATAGTTTAAAAAATAAATTATCAAAGACTTCCTTTTCGGAACTCCCCTATCGGATTAAATTTTTAGGTAATAAAATATTATGGTGTTTTTGAATACTTGTAAATTGTTTATTTAAGTCAGGTGATTCTGATAGTTTAGTTTTTTTTCTTAAAGTTCCTTCGTAGTCGTTATTATGTTTATATTGTCTAATACCTTCTCCTCCAATATGACCTTCTAAACTTGTAGGAACTTGAGAACCTCCAAAAAAGAATCTTGGTTGAAGTGTATCTGAACTCATCTGAGGTAATACTTTATTTGGATTTAGTACTTTAGGCCAAACGTTAAAATTTTGTGGGTGGTCGTAATTACTCATTATATATATTATGATATACTAATATTTTTTTATATCAATAACCTAATTCTAATAGGTCATTAAGTATATCTTTTGTTTGTGCTTTAGGTAAAGTTCCGTCTCTTGCTAATTTCATAATAAGGGCTTTGAAACTTCTTATTAATTCTCTGTTATCGTTACCACTCATAATCTCACCACGCATCACTTCAAATCGGTGAAATTCTTTTTCTTTCTCGTCTTTTGATGGTGTTGGTATACTAAGTTTATCTGCTATTTCTGCACTTTTAGAAACTTTATATAAATATAATTGTTCTTCTTTTGTCAAATTATTTAAGTCATTAAAATCTAATATTTTACCTCCTACAATACCTTTAAAAACTTTAGCTAAGTTTCCAGATACTTTATAACTAGGATATTCAGCAATATTACAACCACTAGGTCTTTTAATAGCTATAATACCTTCACCTAATTTTTTTGTATTAATAAGATATCTTCCAAAAGGTACGTATCTTTTTTCTGCTTCAATACCTCTTGTTTTATCAACTTTATCTATAAAAGGTCTATTAATTCCCGAACCTTTTGGTCTTCCTCTACCTTTTTTAGGATTACTTCCTTCATAAGTTCCTAAAGTATATTGTTGTTGTTGTGATGGTTTTGTTGGTTTATAAGATTCGGTTGGTTCTTGTAATAACGGTGGTTGTTTTCTATAAGCTACTTCTTGAGCCATTCTATCCAATTCTTGTTTTTGTTCTTCGATACTATCTATTTCATTATATAATCTTTTAATTTGTTGTTGTGACCATCCACCTTTTTGTAATTGTTCTCTAATATCGTCTTGTTGGTTATTTAATTTATCAAATTCTTCTCTTAAATAATCAATCTGTTTTGAATAGTCAGCTGTAGGAATTTCAATATCTTGTCTAAAAGTTCCTTCATATTCTCTATTTTTTGGTACAAAAGGATATCTTGGAACTTGTGTATCTTCAAATTCTCTTGATACTGGTATTAATTCCTGACCTGTTGTATAATTACTTTGACCGTAATCTCTAACATCATTACCTAATTTATCAACTAATTTTTTCATAACTTCTATATCTGGAAATAAAGAATCAATATTTAATAATATTTGACTTGTTAAATTAGGATTTTTATTATTTATTGATTTATCAAGTTGAGATAATAAACTTAAAATTGTTGTTGCTTTAGGAAGTTTATCTAACATACCCTGAAACTCAACATACGCTTCATAAAATTTTTTATCTACTCCAAATATTTCAGGATTATTTAATAATTCTGTTCTCATTCCTTCTTGAAATACTTTATATCCTCTTGACGAAAGAAAGTCGGATAAGTCATTAATTTTTTTTCCAACTGTTTTAAATTCAGCTTCTAACGAACGTAACCCGCTAAATTTAGAAGCTTTAAGGAGTAATTTAGCAACTATAGATTTATATTGTGTTTTTATACTATCTAAGTCTCCTTCTTTAATTAATCCTGAATCAGAATTTTGTGGTCTATCGAAATACGATTTAACAGAACCAGCTAAATTTTTAGAACTTGTATACATACTTTCAATAAAAATAGCAAATTGTTCAACATCATTCGGGTCTCCTTTTATTTTATATTTATAATTCTTTTGTAATTGTTTAACTATTTCAGGGGCTCTTT